CTATTTCAGCCATTATTCTCCAACTCCTGCCTGTGCGTTGTTAGGTTGAAACCCAACTTGGCTAGTGTTTTTATCTTGAGTATCTTGAACCTTATCTTTAAGACTTACTGGAGCAGCCCACTCTACTCTAAGAGCAAGTTGGTTCCAGAGATTAGCTTTTAACTTTTCAATAGCATTAACATAAACTTGCTCAAAAGATAAGTAAGACATCTTATTGTCTCCTTCGCCTAAGTCTCCCCCACCTAGTATAACCTTCGGAACTCCTAAAGCTCTGTAATATCCATTATCTAAATAGGTCATGTAAGGAAGAGCATCTTGAATAGGAAGTTTAGAATCTAAGATTGAAACATTACCTTTTGGCACAATCATCACATCACCTTTCTTAATTACATCTTCATAGTCTGTTTTAATCTTGGCGATTTTAGTTGAGTCTTGAGTATCTACTTCAATAACTCTTAAAGGAAACACTGCTCTTCTTTGCTTAATCTTCTCGTTTTGTAGTGCTTCGTTCTTAGCTAGAATTATCCACTCAACAGCTTCAGCAATACTAGTTCCTCTTCTGTCGTCGCTGACTCTATCATTCATAATATGGAAGACTTGGTCTTTTCTTAATTTTCTGTTTGACTTTCCTTTAACATTAGATGTTTGTTCGTATCTGTCAATCAATCCATCATCTGCGTAGATAGTAACCATTGTGGAAGGGTCTAGAGGTTTAAGATTAATCAAAGTTCCAGTGTCGCTGTTTATAATCTCTGCAAAGGAGTCTCCATTTGCAACTGAAACAACTAATTGGTTCCACATAATAGATTGAAAATTGTCGTTTCCATTTCCTGTTATGTTTTCTAGAATTACTTTAGTTCTATTGTCAGCAGTCCAACCCCTTCCAACTATCCAAGTGGCGAAAGCGAATATAGAAGTCTTGAACTCTGGAATCTTCTTTAGGTATCCTAAGTATTGAGACCATCTAGGATAAGAAACTCTATTTGAACTCTCTGTGATTTCTCCTGGAACTGAATAATCAGTGATTGCACTAGATAAGTCAGATACTTGTGTTTTTCCTACATCTAAGTTTCCCATTATACGTCCACCTCAAAAGGAACATAGACAGACATTCTTCCGCCTGATTTTGAAAATTCAGTTATTCCCCCATCGGGTCTATGAACCACATTAGCCGAGCCTGACCCCCCAGTAACTGGATACATCTCAATATTTATTCTTAAAATTTCTCCAATTTTAAAATGTGTTCTGGGAATTGTAGCTTTATAAACTCTTTCCTTATAACTCACACCGGCTTCAACAAAGTTCTCTAACTGGGTCTGTGCTACCATTGTTGTTTCAGTAGTTCCGTCATAATGTATAATTGTGACTTTTATAGTTGTTGTTGATCCTGCTACCATAGCAATATGAATCGGTAAAACAAAAAAAGCCTCACCCTCTATAATTTTCGGTGCCCTAAATTGAACATCCCAATCAAAATCGGTTGTTACTCCTCTTGGGAAAACTGTATTGTCCTCGCTTGGTAAAATAATCTTAGTTGTTAAAAATCTTATATCGTTTGCTGGAGTTGCATCTATTGAAGCTCTACAACCCATAAACTCTACTATTCCAGTTCCGTCTACTATCTCACTAAAAGCATAAGTTGCAATAGCTGTTGGCGACTTTCTAAAGTCTTCCTTAATTGGTTTGTATGGCATTAAGTCGACTCTCCTCGAATAAACGCTGACTTGTTCTTGTCTAGTAAAACCTTAATTGCTGAGTCGTAAAGTGTATTTAAGAAATCTAAATGAGTCTCTCTTTCCCTCGCTGTGTAGCCAGTTGGGTCTGCATTAACCACAATCATCGCACACTTTGTCGCCCCAGCTAAACTCAGTATTCCTTTTGTATCTACGTCAAGTCCTCCGAAGTCATCCGACCAGTTATAGGAGGTGTCATCATTAATCATTGCCTCAACCATTAGAACATAAACATCAGTTGCTGTTACTGCCTTTGCAGTTGTCCCCGCGTTGGTTCCTGCGAAGGCTTGTATTTGTGCGTTAGTTGTGTAAACCCCCTCGTCAGCCATTTGCACTTCTCCTAATCTGTTCAGTTAGTGCCTCGATTGCTAGAATTAAAGCTGCGTAGTTGTCTTCTAACTGAAACTCTTTGTCCTTAATCTTTACAACTTGTGTCATTGGTTTTGGAAGAAATCAGATTATAAAAAACTATCTAATCCAGAAGCCTAGTTGATTTCCCCTGTTCGCTAACCACAACGCCCTAACTACTCCTTCAGTAATATGAGTATATCTCCCAAAAATCTTAAATTGAGTTAGCCTATCTTCCTTAACTACGTATTCGTATTGCACTGACTTTAATGAAAGCCGAACATCGTCTTCGTTTAGCAATTTGATTTTACCCTTCTCTCCTAAAGCTAACAAATTCATATACATATCTTCTTTTAGTAGAGCTCTTTTCTTGTCCCCTTCCTTATCCATAATCCTTTGGAGGTTGTTCATAGCAATTACTTTATACTTTACTTCTTCGTGTCGCATTAGAAAGTCTAGTATTCCTACTCCTAAAGCCCCACTCCCCGCGTCTATCCCAATTCCCTCTTTCTGGAAGTTCCAAGTTCGCTCTAAGTCTATAATCATATCATAAGCCCAAGTTGTTAATCTGTATTTGTCAGTGATATTCTCAACTTGCGCGTAGTTATCCTTATCAATTCTCTTTATAATTTCAAAACTGAGCTCATCTCCCCCCATACGCGCTAAATCACATCCAAGATAGTAATCGCCTTGCTTTTGTGGTGTCCTTTCTAAAGTGCAGACTTGGTCTATCCACTTATCACTGAACATCTGTCTTAACTCGTCAATGAACTTGCCTAAATACTCTTGAGCGTATACTAACTTTGAGTTGTCTGCTTTTTCCTCTTCTAGGAACTTAATTGCCCCTTCCCTTCTTTCCTCTGTCCACGCGGGAGTTACTGGTCTGTTGTTTATGACTTCTTCGCTTGATATGTGGAATACCTTAAACCTTTCGTTCTTGTTTAGAAAACATTCGTAGAAGTAGCCTTGCTTCCCGAAAGGTGTAGAGCAAATCCAGAGTTCCCCACTAGTTGTTAGTAGAGTTGGCTTCGCACTTGCCCACATATTCTCTGGCATCTTACTAGCTTCGTCCACAATTAGCACATCTCCTGTGAACCCTCTTAGTGCATCTCCTGTCTGGCCAACTGGTCTAGCTAGAACCTGAGAGCCGTTTTTGAGGATTACTTTGTTCTTAGTAGGCTGTTTCTTCTTCTCTTCTATCTGTTTTGGGCAATTTCTCTCCAAATAGTCTAAAATCATTACAATTATCAGTTGAGCTTGGTCCTCGGTTAGTGAAACTACTATTATTCTTGCATTTGGGTTCTTAATCATATATTGTGCTGCCTTAATTGCAAAAGTGAGGGTTTTCCCAACTTGTCTGCCAGTGCAAAGTAGAAAGTGGCCTTTGTGTTTTAAAATATCCCTTTGCCACTCGTCTAGCTCTATTTTTGGGGCTTTCATAGTCTTAGTTGGGTTTTAGGCCTTTTAAAATATTCCAAAATTTTCAGAATGTTCTATTCTGCGGGTTGCTTACCCTTTGCAACCCTAGTCTGTATTAACTTCTCTTGTGTCGCTTGTTGAGTCTAGGAAAGAGCCTACTCACTGAACAGCCTGTCTTTTGAATGGCACTACTAAGAGAATACAGAATAAGGTATTAAGAACACATTTTGCCCCCCCTCAAAATGTGTGAGACTCTTGGTTGTTAAGAGCATAATCTCCCCCCCCGAGATTATGCGAGAAGGGTGGATTTGGGTGTTTTAGGCTCTAATAAGGGTAAATTAAGGCCTTTCAGTGTTATTCAAAGAGAAAGAAGGGTTCATATAAGCTAATAACTTCTGAAGGAACGTAAGTATGCTACTTCAGAAGGAAGCAGACTTAATAAAGCTAACGTTTACGTAATAACACTGAAACATACCTCTGTTTCCAGTAGAACTTTTTAGCAGAGAGAGAGAGAGAGAGAGAGAGAGAGAGAGATAGATAGTTAATCAACTATAAACTTAAATACTATACTCACCATACAAACCTATGAAAGTGCAAAAGATAATGAGCTTAGATATAGAAGTTGTATTAGGTCTCAAGGATAGAAAAGAGAACGTATCCAAATTAGTTAACAACTACTTGAGAGAGTATCTAAAGATAAAGAGTAAGAAATACAAGAACTTAGAAGAACTAAAGAAATCAATACTCACAAAACAGGCACAGATAATCAAAGACGAAGCTCAACTCCTACACGCAAATAAACAAATAGCAAAACAAGAGAAAGGCTGGTTCGAGCTACCCAAAGGCAAATGAAACTAAAACGAATAACAAACCCAATGGGGGGACATATGTTTATAGCTAGTGGAGAGCTTAAGGAGTTCACCTGTTCTCAATGTGATAAGAAAGACCTAACAGAGGGTTTCACCTGTGAGGGTAATTCTAAGCTAGTGCTATGCCAGAAGTGTCAAGATGGCTGGAATATGGAAAGGAAATGCTTAAAGCACTTTGACAAATGGGGAGAGCACAGACACATTAAATGGACTAGAGGCACTGAAACAGCCTTTGGTTATACTACAAAAGAGGAAGAAAATGAAGAAAACTAATTGGTTTAGTTGGGGTTGGTTCTTGTTTTGGTGTTTA